ACGTGCAACTCCATTGGTTGTAGCGTGATAAACATGTAAAGGTACGCCAGGCGACGTGGTGCCGATGCCCACATGGCCGGAAGTATCAATACGCATCCGCTCGGCATCATCAGTTCTAAATGCAAGGACAGTGCCAGCTTTAGAATTTCCGTGGTCAGCATCAATAGCAAACGTTGCCCCACTCAAGTAGATCCTTGATGAAGACGAATCATCCTCATCAGTGAAATGCATTTGACATGTGTTGCCAGAAATATGCAGCAACCCGCTAGGCGTTGAGGTACCGACGCCCACTTGACCACTGCTATCAACAACAACGCGCTGCGTGCCGCCAGTTGCAACTGAAATCTCATTTGCTGCACTGAAATACAAACCAGTGTCTGTATCAGTGCCGTTGTAGAAACTTGGAGC